AATACCATTGTTGACTAACCGCACCTGTAGCTGTTGAAGACAGCGTTAACGTATCCCATTGATTAATGTTCTGAACTACTGGCTGCAAGGTTATTACAGGAGCTGCTATAGTAACTACTGCCCCAACCGTACTGGTATCTGTACTACCTGTGGCATTAGTAAATCTACAGAAGTAGTTACCATCGTCTGATTCCTGAGCATTGGATTTGGTGTACGTGGCACTGGTGGCCCCTGCTATAGCTCCTCCATCAAAATACCACTGCTGACTTACAGCACCGGAAGCATTAGCTACAAGCGTAAGAGTTTCCCCCACAATGATTGATTGGGCCACAGGCTGTGTCGTTATGACTGGAGCTGTCGGCGGCGCTATGCCTACAAAAATTACAGAGCTAGCGGCAGTATACGCGATGCCGGCCGAGTAGTGGCTTACTTCTTCGCCCGCTGCTATTGATAGTCTTCCTGTTGCAGTAAAAGGTGCGCCGCCATTGCCGATGCGCGTAGGTGCGCCTGAAGAATCTGCAGCCAAACGGCCTTCTGTAGTAAAGGGTAGCCCTTGATGGTAGTGAGTAATGGCGCTTGTCGTATCTACAGCTACAGCACCGTCGCTCATATAGGGCACCCCGTTCTTAACTAAGTCGGGGGTGGTAGTACCATTAACAAAGGTAGACGCGCCAGATGCCGCAGTAACTATCTTCTGTAGTATCTGACTCATACTTACGCCTTAAATTAGGGACTAAAGGGCGTAGAGCGCCCTTTAGTGTCTTACAAATTGCTTTTTAGCAAACAAAGTCACACATAATGATATTGGCCGATGCGTCAATAGCGCGGGCACAAACATCTGTGTTAGCTGCTGTAGCAATGTTCACATCTAACGTACCGTCGCCTGCACCTGTTGGTGTTAGCGCGTCGCCGTCTGCACCTGCTGTCAAGGCAATAGATAGTGTCGCTGGCCCGGTAACTTGTACCCAACCAAAAGTACCATCAGTCAATGATGCCTGTAACACACCTGCGCCTACTTCGTCGCTGTCTGATAAATCAGAGGTTACGATAGTGCCTGTCGCGTCGCCTACTGCTACTGTAGCGTAGTACGCTACTTCGCCTGCTACGCCTGTTACTGCGGCTGCGCCTGCTGCGTATTTAATGTAGCGATAGTTTTTTTGTGGGCCTACTGTGCCGATGTCGCCAGCGATAGTGCCTAGTTTAAAAGCTGCTGATGCGTCAATGGCGGTTAAGCCTAAGCCAATAATATTCATTATTCTGTACTCCAAAAAGTATTTTATTAAAAGTTAAAATCAGGGGCACCTAAGCACCCCCTACAACCCCTACGACAAGGTTTTACCTGTTAAACCTTAGCCTACTGCGTCATAGCGACCTTGGAACTGTCTACCGGAACAAGTCATGTTACCGGCCCAACCAAGGATTTGCACTTCTGCATCTTGGTTAGTTGAGTAACGACGATTAGGAGATAGACTTACCATGTTACGGTCAGCATGTGGACGGTAGTGCATGTACTTGGTATTCAAGAAGAAGGCTGTGCCTGCTGGCGCACCTGAACCTGAGTTGCCATTGTAAATGCCGCCATCTAAACACACGTCAGCGTCCATAAACTTAACAGTAGCGAAACCCGCATCTGCTGAGTCAACGTTACTGAAACGCTGTTGAGCCTGTAAAGAGGCCATGTAGGCGTTCCACACAGTGGTGTCAGACATAATAAGGTCAGTACGATCTTGACCGCGAACCGTTGACGCCCATAAGGCATTCCAAAAACCTTGGATTTTAGTTGCGTCCAAACCATTAGCTGCTGTTTGGTTACTTACCTGGTTCTGCCAGAAAGTAAACACGTTACCGTCGATACCGCCATAAGGCGCGGCTGTTGGGTCAAGCGGAATCATAGCCTCTAGGCCGTCGATCTGCTTACCGCCTGCTGCTGTACCATCCGAGTACAAACCACCAGTAATTAAGTTAGCCATAGTCGATTCAGCAACCTCTAAACGAGATTCCATCAAATCGATCATGCGTTCTTTACCAGAGTTTTTCAGCATTTCTAGACCAGAAATGATGACCGGGACAGCGGCTTGCTTGTAATCAAAGCTTGCTGCACTGATAACGTCAGAGACGCCTACAGGCAAAAGATCGTAACCTGAATACCAGCCTGCATTGCTGTTTTCAGCAAACGACAGCTCTTGCATGATAGTTTCACCGCCAGACACAGTTTTAATGCGCCCTTTTTTCTTCATCTTCATTAGAAGTGCGTTGTTGTTTGTTACGTTATCTGCGATTTTTTTGGTACGACTTGCAATAGTAGTAGCAAGAATGTCTGAAATATTTGCGTTTGCAAATGCCATGATAGAGTTCCTATACTGCATAGTAGCAGTGTTAAAGGTTAAGTGAAAAAATGTTTCCCGACCGCAACTGTGCAGTGTGGTTTTTCGCTAAACCTTCCTAGGACTCTTTATGGTTTGCTACCGAGGCTGGAACCGAGTAAGAAAAGTAATGCTGCCCCAAGTGTACACACCTGAAACAGCACGTCAACACTTTTTATTCGTCGCCACCATCCCATGCTGCCGATATTTGGTCGCGCATAGACAGACCGCCCGACGCAGAGGTAACGCCTTTACGTGGGCTATGGATACTCGACGCTGCTTGACGCTTATTGCGTATACTGTTTTGGCTACCGGTTAGCGCCTCTTTAGCTTTACGCCCGTCTAAAATCTCCGCTATTTGAGGGTTTGACCTGCACGCTATGTCGTAAGCGGCCTCTAGGGCTAAAGGTGCTCCGCGTTTAGCTGACATATCAATCAAATCCGCCATATCTAAGCGCACATCATTGATAAATTCCGCGGTATCCGCAAAGGTTTTTACTCCGTCCATTGCGTGTTGACTAGCCGTGTTTTCCGCTTGTTCTTTTTGTTGGTTCATTTGGTCCATGTATTGGTTCATAGGAGCCATACGCTTTTCAAACATTTGATCAAAGCGTGAATCGTCAGTAACTTCAGGCGCGGTGCCTGAAAGCGCACTATCTAAAGTGTGAATGTCCACACCAAAGTCATTGATCAGATCAGTAATGATCTGCGCTTTTTGCATAGGCGAACCCATCCGCAAGTTACCTACAGTACTAAATAGGCTTTCTGCTGCTTCTAAGGGGGTGTTGCCCGCGACCACACCTGAAAGCATAGCGCCATAGGTCTGTCCAATACGGCTAAAAGACTCATGCGTTTTGCGCGCTTCTGACGTGTTAGACATTAACTCTTGCGTTTCAGCCTCTCGGGACTTGATCTTGTCTTGAAGGTGGCGCGGTATTTTAGACCAATCCTCACGCTCTTTAGGTGACCAGTCTAGCGGAGCTTTTGTGCTTCGCTTGTCAGCTTGTTCAGCCTCTGCGTTTTGCCCTGTTGCCTCGCGTACATCTGCCCCATGTCCGCCCGCATTACTTTCAGCCGATGCGCTATCACTTTTGCTTGTTCCTGCGTCAACTTTGGGTGTGAGGTCATCATCTGTAGCGGCGCTGTCTCCAATGTCCACTCCGTCGTCCGTACTAAGTTCTTCATCAGTATCAACCTCTTGTGGTGTTTCGTCGTAGTTTTCGTCTGCAATGTCAAGCGCAGCCGCTAGGTCTTCTCTCATACTTGTTTCGTCTGTCATAATAATAGCCTTGTCGTAGGGTTAAGTAAACTGGTTAAACGCCGCGTTTATATCGGTGCGTCTTGTTTCTTTTAAATATTTTTCACCTGCTGCGTTACGTGCCACTGCTTTTTTCTCTATGTAGCCGCCGCCGTAATCCGCAGAGTTAGTCACGCCATGCTTACGGTTATGCGCTTCTAGCTGTGGCCTGGACGAGATTATCTGCCCATCTATTGGCGATTTAAAGTCTTGCAACGGGTTCATCACCATAGCTGACTTATTTTCTTTGGGCCTAACGTACTCACTGCGCGGCACAAGCTTACCTGTTTCGGGGTGTTGAATGTAACCCCCTGTTTTTATTCGCTTAAACTCGCCAAAAATACTGGTAAACTGTGAGTCAAACTTGCCTTTATCGACCGCTTGTTGCTCAGTTGAAATGCGCTCAGTCATCTTTTTTCTCCGCAGGTTCAGGTGCTAGCGCTGCTGCTACTTGGTTCTTCTGTATGTCTGCCATCGCGCTAGCTGCTATTTCATCAATCTTGTTAGCTGTTTTGCCTTGCTCGCTGGCCACGTCAATCTCCGCTTCTACCACATCTTTTTGAATCTCGCCCTCAACAGTGGCTTGAGTCTGTAGGATGTTGGAATCGGCTTGCGCTTTCTCCATCAATAGATCAGCTTGTAGTGACACTCGCGTTTCAGCTATTTTAGCTTTTAAACCTGCTTGAATCTCAGCCATTTTACGGATATGTGTTTCATGTTGGGTTTGTATATCCGCTCGCATATCAGTCTGGCGAATTTGCAAAGTAGATTGCGTTTTAGCTTTAATGGCTGCCATAGCCCCGTCTTGTTTCATTCGCTCAAGCGCACTAGCGGCCTGCGCTGCTGCTTGCGCGGGGTCTGGCTCAGGGTTGTTCGCTTCCTTTTCCGCTGCTTTTTGACTTGCTTCAATCGCTTTGTCAATAACACCTTCAATTTCACTAGCACCCTTAAAGCCTGCCAAGCCCCACTGTAGTAGCTGTAGAACAAACGGTTTAGCGGCTGGGTCTGCTTCAATAATGCCTTGTGATGATTGCATGTAAGTAGACACAGCGTTCAAATACTCGGTGCGCTCACTCTTCACAGCGTTATGATCGACCATGGCAATCGATTCAGGCCTAATGGCAACACGAATACGCGACGCTTCTGGATTTTTAATCAACTCTATCGCGCTTTGGATGTATTCTTCATCGGCTGAAAACTCCATGTTTGCACGCTTATAGATAGTTTCAGGTGAAAAATGCCTTGAAATTATCTCAGCTTTTATCTGCATGGCGCCACCAGCGAACAAGGCGAATTGCTCTTGCAAAGCTTGAATGCGTACTGAGCCATACTTAGCTTTCTCTTGGGTCTGCCCTACGCCTTCATATTGGTTGTCTAAACTACCACGCATCACATCGGTCATGCCGGTGGTTTGCTGAAGTAGCTGGATAGTGCTGTCGCGCAGCATTATTAGTTCACCCAGCGCTTTTGTAACCGCTTCAATGGGCACCCACTCGATCTGCCCGGCTAACCCACCGTTTTCTGTAAATAGCGCAAAGTTTTCTATTGGGATTAGTTGGTTGTCCATCCCTGCATCAAACATAGTGTTTATGCTAGTCGCTGACGCATTGTACACGCCGACTACTTTAACCGCTTCAGTTAACACCCCAATACGGGTCTGTAGCGTGTCGATCTCGTTATACAGGTCTTCAGCTAAAGTAAAATCGGGGGTGGGCTTATATAAGCTCGTTGTGGGGTTAGCCAGTAAGAACGGCGGTACAGGCCAAAAATTAGCTAGGCCTAACAGGTCAGGCTTTTCTTCTAGTTGTACGTTGTACCCTTGTGAAATCCAATGTACTTTCCGTGTTTCTTTACACCAGATTTCCCACACTTCTGCACGTAACCATGCTGAATCGTTTTCTTCTGGGTTATCTGCGCCTTCATCGCCTGTTTTACGTGTTTGCTTTTTAAACTCAAGGCCTTCCGCTGCAAGGTCGCCCCACCGATTAGAAACTTCTTCTTTAGACATGTAGCTTCTAAAAGCTATCCACGGCATATCTGCCCATGTTCTACACCAACCCCAGAGGATATCGCCCCAGTAGTAGTAGTCTATCGGTGCATCTTCAAAAGTAACCCTCTCGTCCATGGCCTGTGTGCCGTCTTCATTAAACGCGCCAGGTATTGGTACTTCTTCTGTTTCTACCACGTACCGGGCTTTAACGCAGCCCAACCCGCAAAGTAGCCTGTCTTGCAAAGCGGCTTTAAATACTGAGTCCGTTTCAGCGCTACGTTCAGCTACGTCAATGTTTAGTAACCGCTCCATTATTTCAGCCGCTACGCGCCCATCGTCGTCATTAGCCTGCGCGTAACGCCTACTCACGTCAATCTTGGGGGTGCTGCCATACAACATATCACTAAGAGTGGTGGTGTTAGAGTGAAACAAATTTAACCGCAACAGCGTCTCGTCTGTCTGCGTAGCAGTTGATTTGCCAAGATAGGCGTTGACGATCTTATCTGATTTTTTCCACCACGGCTTACGCGCCTTTTCGCTAGTGTCTAATTCCTCGGACCAATAATCGTAACTTTCTTTAGGCGTGTTATCGTAGCCCTGTTCGCTCTCAACTGATTCACTGCTAGGTGCTTCACTGCTAGGTGCTTCACTATTGGTTTCGTACATAACGGTTAAACTCTTCTGCTACTGGTGGAGCCACGTTTTTTCGACTTCTCATTAGCGGTAAACAAGTCGTTTAGGCTGTAATCGTGAAACTGTGTTTGGTTATCGGTGATGCTACCATGTGGAGTGGGCGCAGGCAAAAACTTCTTTTTGGCCATAATCGCCGCGTACCTAAAGGAATCGGCCGCATCACTAGAATAATCATGTAGCGGGGTCTTCATAAAGCACTGATTAATTTCGTCCCACTTCTTACGGTACACCCGCAAACATTCTATACCGTAATAGCAACGCTCGGCATCAAAGTTTGAGTGGCGTAGCATCTGACGCGACGCTTCTATACCGTCTTCAATACTTAGCTTAGGCACAAGGTTGATCTGAACTTCAGTACCAGAAAACGCTTCTATAAACTGCTCTAACGCAGATTTTAACTTACTAAACGT